TTGTTGAACTCAATAAAGAAGCTAGAATAGCAGAAGCAATAAATCAAGGGCTAGTAGAAAGTTATGATATACAAGCAGAAAGTTTAAGGCAAGTACGTGATGAAGAACGTAATGGTATAGATGCAAGAATAGAGGCTAATAACCAGTTAAAGACTGTTTTAGAAGAACAGGCTAAAACTATGACAGTACAAGCACAAAAAGTTAAAGAAGCAGCACAGGCACAATTTGATTTGACTAAAAATGACGAAGATAGAATAGCTTTAATACAAGCAGAAAATGAATTGTCAGCAGTTAAAGCAAGAGTTGTGGGATTTGAAGCAGAACAAAAATCAAATGATTTAGCTTTAGATAAAGAACGACTAGAAATACAGAAGGAATTATTTTTAATTGGTAAAACAGAATTTGACAGGCAACGTGCAGAACAAGAACAAACTCTAGCAGATCAGGTTCGGTTAATAAACCAAGAAGTACAAAATGAAGGTGAACGTAATAGACTTATAGAAGAAGCAAACAGGGTACATCAAGAAGAGTTAACTAAAATAAATACAGAAGAAAACGCAAAACGTATAGAAACTGAACAGTTAGTCACACAAGCTAAAATAGATTTAGCGCAACAGGCTCTAGGTGCTTTAAGTGGTCTAGCTAAAGAAGGTAGTGAAGAAGCAAAATTAATGGCAGCAGGTATGGCTATACTTGACGCATACAAATCTATATCAGCAACTTTTGCAAACGCATCAGCAAACCCTAGTACAATATTATTCCCTGGATATCCTTATGTACAGGCAGCAATAGCAGGACTAAATGCTTTTAATACTGTTAAGAAAATTTATGCTACTAATCCTTCAAAACCTTCAGGGACATCAGCACCTAGACAGGGAGCAGCACCACAAGCACCGTCATTTAATGTAGTTGGTGCAGCACCTGAAAACCAATTAGCACAAACTATCGGTGAACAAAAAGCAGAACCAGTTAAAGCATATGTAGTTACAAATGAAATAACAAATTCACAAGCATTAGAGCGTAATATAATAAACGAAAGCAGCATAGGGTAATGAAAATAATAGAACTAGTTTTAGACGAAACAGATGAACAAAACGGAATAGAAGCTATAAGTATTGTAGAAAACCCTGCAATAGAAGAAGACTTCGTAGCTTTAAAGTCACAGGAAATAAAATTTGCAGAAGCAGACAAGGAAAAAAAAATACTTATAGGCGCATTGCTAACACCTAATAAACCTATTTACCGTAGGCAAGGTTTGGAAGAATACTATATATATTTTTCTAGAGATACTGTACGTAAGGCGTCACAATTATATTTAAAGTCAGGAAACCAAAGTAACAGCACTCTAGAACACAGTCAGTCAATTAATGGACTTACACTTGTTGAGTCTTGGATAGTAGAAGACAAGGAAAAAGACAAAAGTAAACTATATGATATGGATGTTCCTTTAGGAACTTGGATGGGTGCAGTTAAAGTAGACAATGATGACATTTGGAATGACTACGTTAAAACTGGTAAAGTAAAAGGATTTAGTATTGAAGGCTACTTTGCAGATAAAATGGAAAGACCTCAAGATAAAACTTTGTCAGAAGAATTATACGCTGAAGAAAAACTTTTAGAAATACTATCGGTATTAGAACAGCAAGACGTAGAGTTAGAATCTTATAATGACTATCCTAGTGGTGTAAAAAATAATGCAAAGAAAGTATTAGACTATGTAGAAAAAAACGGTTGGGGGTCTTGTGGAACACCAGTAGGAAAGCAACGTGCAAATCAATTAGCTAAAGGTGAAAAAATTACAGTTGAAACAATAAAACGTATGAACAGTTATTTAACTAGACACGCAAAAGATTTACAGGTAAGTACTAGTTATAGTGACGGATGTGGTATGTTAATGTATGACGCTTGGGGTGGTAAAGCAGGTCTTCGTTGGTCAGGTTCTAAATTAAAAAAACTAGGATTTATTGATGCAGACGTTGATCTTAAAAAACCTTGTTGGGACGGTTATGAGCAAAAGGGTATGAAAAAGAAAAACGGAAAGCTAGTGCCTAATTGTGTAAAAATGGAAAAGTTTGAATCAGTTGTTGTAGATGAATATTATGCTATTATAGATGACCGTTTAGCATATTCCACAGAACAAAAAGCTAAAGAAATGGCAAAAAATATAGGTTGTACAGGTTTTCATACTCACGAATTTGAGGGTAAAACTTGGTATATGCCTTGTGAAGAACATATAAAAGAAGATATAGACTTAAAAAAACCTTGTTGGAATGGTTACGAAATGATAGGAACTAAAATGTTAAACGGTAAAAAAGTACCTAATTGTGTTAAAATAAAATAATTATGTCAAAATATTATGTAGACCGTAGAGTGCCAGTACCTCACAGTACTAAAAGGGCTTGTTTATGTAGAGATAATACATATAGTAGAGAATGTTGTGGTGAAAGTTATTACTCACAAGGCGTAGGAAATGTTACAGGTGATGGAACTTAAAAATGCAAATAATTTATAGTAAAACGTTAAAAAAATATGAAAGCAACAGAAGTTATTGATAAAATAAAAAATGTTTTAGGTATAGAACTTTTAGAAGATGTTCAGTTAGCTGAAATGAAATTAGCAAATGGCACTGTTTTAGAAGCAGAAGAATTTGCAACAGACAATGAAGTTTTCATTAAAACTGATGACGACAAAGTTCCACTACCTGAAGGTTTGTATGAAATGGAAGACGGTAGAACTTTAGTTGTGATAGACGAAGGTCTAATAAATGATATAAAATCTGAAAATAAAGACGATATGATTGAAAAAGAGCAAGTAGTAGCTGAAGAGCAGCCTCAAGAAGAAAAAGAGGAAATGGGCTACGCAACCAAAGAAGAACTTCAAGAAGTTAAAGAAGCTATTGAAGAAATTAAAGCTATTCTGCAACCTAAAGAAGAAGAAGAGCCTGAAGAAATGTCTAGTGATTCAACTAAAGAAGTTGAAGTAAAGGCTGAAGAGGTTACTGAACAAGAAGAGCTAAAAGAAGAACTTTCAAAACCTGCGACAGAACCAATTAAACACAGTCCTGAAGCTAAAGTTGAAAGAAAACAAAATTTGTATTCTCAAAACAGACAAATGACTACTGTAGATAGAGTGCTTCAAAAAATTGCTAACATTAAAAAATAAGATAAAAAATGTCAACAACAATTACAACTTCAAATGATGTATTAAGAGCAAGATCAAAGCAAGAAACTTTGACTACTACTCAAGATATTCCTGTAAATAAAGCAGGTACCGAAATTAACATAGCAACAGATGCTAAAGTAATGTCTTTACCAGCTATTACATCTGAAAATATTGGAATGGAATTTACATTTCGTAATACAGGTGCTGATGGTAATAACATTATTACAATTCCTCCTGCTTCGACAGATGCGATTCACGGAACCGTAGGTTCAGTATCTTCTGGCGGTGTAGATGATAAAGATTGGATTAACACAAAAGCAACTGCAAATAAAGGCGATTGGTGTACACTAAAAGCTGTAGCACTTACTGACTGGTATTTAACTGGTGGTGATGGTGTATGGGCAAGTGAATCGTAATAAATAAACTTATAAATAAAATAAAATGGCAACAACAAACTCAATAACGACTACTTACGCAGGTGAATTTGCAGGAGAATACATTTCAGCAGCACTTTTAAGTGGTTCAACTTTGGATAACGGATTAATTACCGTTAAACCTAATATTAAATTTAAAGAAGTAATTAAAAAAGTATCTACAGATGATATTGTAAAAGATGCAACTTGTGACTTTGACCCTACTTCTGCAATTACGTTAACTGAACGAATTTTACAACCTGATTTTCAACAAGTCAACCTACAACTATGTAAAAAAGACTTTCATAACGACTGGGAAGCTGTACAAATGGGGTATAGTGCTTTTGACAGCCTACCTCCTTCATTTGCAGACTTTTTAATTGGTCACGTTGCAGCGAAAGTAGCACAACGTACTGAACAGTCTATTTGGAATGGTGCAGCAGCAACAGCAGGTCAATTTGGTGGATTTAAAGAATTACTTTTAGCTGATGGAGATGTTACTGATGTAGCAGCTTCTACAGTTACTTCAGGTAATGTTATAGCACAAATTGGATCAGTAGTAGACGCTATAGGTTCTTCGCTTTATACTTCTGAAGATATGTATATTTATGTATCACAAAACGTAGCACGTGCATACGTGAGAGCTTTAGGAGGCTTTGCAACTAATGTAGGTGCAGCAGGTATAAACGCTGACGGTACTCAATGGTATACAGGTGGAACTTTATCGTTTGACGGTATTAAAATTGCAGTAGCAAACGGATTAGCTGACAACACAATGGTAGCAGCAGAAAAGTCTAACTTATACTTTGGAACTGGTTTATTAGCAGACCATAATGAAGTAAAGGTTATTGATATGGCTGACATTGACGGTAGTCAAAACGTAAGAGTAGTTATGAGATTTACAGCAGGTGTTCAGTATGGCATCGGAAGTGATATCGTACTTTATTCTTAATTAGTAATTAACCAATAGAAAAGGTGGGTAAGCCAGTAGTGCCTACTCACCTTTTTTAATTTAAAAATAGTATAGATATGGCTTGTGATTTAACAAAAGGTAGAAAAGAACCGTGTAAAGATTCGGTTGGTGGCATTAAAGCTGTTTATTTCGCAGACTTTGGTGATTTAACACTAACGTATGATAGTACAGATACAGATGTTGTAGATAGTTTTGGTTCTGTAACTGTATTTGAATATCAATTAAAAGGTAACAGTAGTTTTGAACAGTCGTTCAATTCTAGTAGGGAAAATGGGACTAGTTTCTTTGAGCAAACATTAAATTTAACTCTAAAGAAATTAACAGTCCAAGACCATAAGGAACTAAAGTTAATGTCCTATGGTAGACCCCATATAGTAGTACACGATTATAATGGAAATGCTTTCCTTATGGGTGCAGAACACGGTTGCGATGTGACAGGTGGAACTATTGTAACAGGTGCAGCTATGGGTGATTTATCAGGGTACACACTTACGTTTACTGCTATGGAGCAGTTACCTGCTAACTTCTTGGAAGGTGCTACAGAGGCTAATGCTTTTGCAGGACTTACAGGAACAGTCACAGTTACACAGGGTACAAACTCATAAATTTATTGTAACGTGTAGAAAGGGGGCTTTATGCCCCTTTTTTTATATCTACAAAAAAAAGTTGTAGATTCGTTATATAAGTATGAAAATATTAAGTACCAGTACTAGTAGTCAAACCATAAAGGTAATTCCTAGAGAGTATGTGACATCAGCTACGTTAAAGATTACTGACGACTCTGCTAATACTACTGTAAGTTACAGTGTAAACCCTACGACAAACAGAAATTATTTACAAATTGCTAATAGCTACGCACTAAAAGAAGGAAGGTTTTATAATCTAAAACTAGAAAATTCTTCAGGTGACGTTATATATAGAGATAGAATTTTTTGTACTGCCCAAACAGTTAACCAAAGTAGTGACGATTATTACACAATTAATAAAGATGTATATACTACAGACACTAGTTATGATAATGACTTTATAATATTATGAGTGACGTAAGAATAGTAAACCTTTCAAATTATACAACCCCTAAAGTTGTAGAAAAAAAATTTAAAAACTACGTTGAATACGGAGAAGACAACAATTACTTCCAATATTTAATAGACCGTTACAATGGCAGTGCTACAAATAATGCTGTTATAAATGGTTTGTCTGAAATGATCTATGGTAAAGGTTTGTCAGCTACGGATGCTTCAAGAAAACCTGAAGAGTACGCGAAAACTATGTCTTTGTTTTCTGCTGATTGTATGAGAAAAATAGTATTTGATCTAAAGTTAATGGGTCAGGCAACTTTACAAATTATATATAGTAAAGATCGTAAGACTATAGCACAAGTAGAACACTTTCCAGTAGAAACTTTACGTTTTGAAAAATGTAATGAAGAAGGCGACATTGAAGCATATTATTATCATAAAGACTGGCAAAATATAAAACCTAGTGACGAACTAAAAAGAATACCTGCATTTGGTACTAGTAGTGAGTCTATAGAAATTTATTGTATAAAACCTTATAAGACAGGATTTTACTATTATAGCCCAGTAGATTATCAAGGTGGCTTACAATACGCACAGCTAGAAGAAGAAATAAGCAACTATCATTTAAACAATATAAAAAACGGACTAGCACCTAGTATGTTAATTAATTTTAACAACGGTATACCTAATGAAGAAGAACGTGCATTAATAGAACGTAGAATATATGACAAGTTTAGTGGAAGTAGCAATTCAGGAAAATTTATTTTAGCATTTAATGACAATACGGACAGTCAAGCAAGTATCGAACCAGTGCAATTATCAGACGCACACCAACAGTACGAATTCCTTTCTAGTGAATCGTCCAAAAAAATTCTCGTTAGTCACAGGATTGTTAGCCCAATGTTGTTTGGTATTAAAGACAACACAGGATTAGGTAATAATGCAGACGAACTAAAAACAGCTAGTATACTTACAGACAACGTTGTAGTTAAGCCTTTTCAGAATTTAATTATCGAAGCACTAAACAAAATACTAGCAGTAAATAATATTTCGTTAAACTTATACTTTAAAACACTACAGCCGTTAGAATTTACAGACCTAACAAATAGTGACGAAGTTATAGATGACGAAACAGTAGAAGAAGAAACTGGTGTAGATCAAGAACAGCAGTTAAGTTCACAAAAAGCACCTTCACAAATGGACAATGTAGCTAATGATCTTATAGAATTAGGCGAAGACATTGATGAAAACACTTGGGAATTAGTAGACGAAATGGAAGTAGACTACAATGCAGAAGAAAAGTTAGACAAAATGATAGGTCTAGCATCTACAGGTATAGCTAAACCAAGAGCAAAAAGTGAACAGGATAAATACATAGACGAAACACAATATAAAGTACGTTACCAATATTCGCCACAAAGAATCTCTGCAAACTCTAGGGAGTTTTGTAAAAAAATGGTAGCAGCTAATAAACTTTATAGAAAAGAAGACATACTAGCTATGGACAAAAAACCAGTAAATGCAGGTTGGGGTCCGAATGGTGCAGATACTTATTCAATTTGGCTCTACAAAGGAGGTGGACTATGTCAACACAAATGGGTAAGGAAAACTTTTAAGTTTGTTGATTTACCTAAAGGACAAGGTGATGTAAAAAGCCCTAAAGCAAAAAAGGCAACTGGTAACCCTACAGGTGTAAAAAACCCAAAGAAAGTAGCACAACGTCCAAGAGATATGAAAAATGAAGGATTTTTAAAACCACGTAACTAATGGCAACAGCACTTTTTATATCAAGAACAGATTTAGTAAAAAATACTATATTAGACGGAAACGTTGACACTGATAAATTTATACAGTTTATTAAAATAGCACAGGAAATACATATACAGAATTATTTAGGTACAGATTTGTATAATAAAATTAGTACTCATATTGTAGCAGGTAATTTATCAGGACATTACCTTACGTTAGTTAATAAATACGTACAGCCAATGTTAATTCATTATGCTATGTCTGACTATTTACCTTTTGCTGCATATCAGGTAAAGAACGGTGGTGTATTTAAACATCAAAGTGAAAATGCAGAGTCAGTAGAAAAAAATGAAATAGATTACTTAGTAAACAAGGAACGTGACTTTGCAGAATATTATACTAGAAGAATGATTGACTACATAAGTTTTAACAATAGTTTATTCCCTGAGTATAACACTAATAACAACGAAGACGTTTATCCTGACAAAGACAGTTTATTTCAAGGATGGGTGTTTTAAAAAAATACAAACCAAAGGAAAAAAACGTTATAAAATTAGAGCGTTACTTAAAAAACAAAAAACAAAAGTAAATGGCTAACAATATAAATTGGGGATCTATATACTGTCAGATGATTACAGACTCAGGTTTTGGGTCGGATACAGCATATACGACAAATAGTATTCCTGATATATCAGCACCTAGTTGTTGGGGTACTTTTGCCTTGACAGCAGATTTAACACAAATTTCAGGTACTGCATTTAAGGCAGATACACATAAATATAGAGCAGATGCAACACAAAAATAAAAATAATTAATTATGGCTAAGCAAACAATCGGAGTAGGTTCAGCACCTAACGATAATACAGGTGATTTTATAAGAGATGCTTTTATAAAAGTAAATGCAAACTTTGATGAATTGTACACAGATGATGCAGGAGATGTAGGAAGTATTGTAGCAGGTACAGGTATTTCAGTAAACCAAGCTACAGGGGATGTAACAGTTACAAACTCAAGTCCAAACGCAACTCATACAGGGGATGTTACAGGTTCGGCAGCTTTGACTATTGCAGCAGATGCAGTAACAACAGCAAAAATTCTTAATGATAATGTTACTCACGACAAGTTAGAAGGTAGATATACAGCATTACAAGAAATAACTGCAACAAGTG